TGATGCCCTGAGAAAGCTGTATAACGCATTGGGCGGTGAATTTGAAGAGGTCGAAGACCTTGTACTGATTCCCGACCTGATCAATAAGATTGCCGAGCAGGTGCGAGCAAACAAGCTTGCTGAAGCCGCATCGGCATAAGGAGGAATAAGCAATGCCCACGCTGACAGAAATAAAAGCCGCACTGAATATCACCGGGGATTATCAGGACGCAACCTTGCAGATTTATATGGATGACGTTATGGGCTTCCTTGAAGAAGCAGGGGTAAATCCTGCCAATGTATCTGCCGGACTTGTCGCAAGGGGCGTTGCTGATTTGTGGAATTACGGGGCTGGTGACGGAAGATTATCCACATACTTCCGTCAGAGAGCCGCCCAATTATCATACAAATAGGGGGATTAAGACATGATCAATCTGAACAGAATTGTTCCCGTCACAGCAACCGACCTGCTGACGCTTTACGGGACGATTATGAAACTTGCAGGAACTACCGTTGCCGCTGTGGAAGCATCCGATCCGGGTGTGTTTGTGGTTTCTTCCGGGTCTGGCAACCTGCTTGCTGCTGAACCCGTGAAATCCTTTGACTTTGCAACCGGGATCACTTCTGCGGTGCTTTACTTTGTTGCCGCTTATGACTTTGAAGGTTTTAAGGTTGCCGGGTCTGCCGTAACCACTTCCGGGGATACTGTAAAGGCTGACGGTTGCACACTGTACACCGCAACGCTTGCATCCGGGGCGGTTACGATCGCAAAGAAGGGTCTGTAAATGGCAAGGTTCCGTGCGTCCGCTCCGTTCACCACTCCGATGCGGTTGCTGATTCCGTCATATAAAAGCGTGAAGGGAGTGCCAACAAAGACATTCCCTTCCCCGGATGATGGGGAACTGATATTTGGCAGTTTCAGAACGTTTGGAGGCACGGAGACGGTCGAAAATGATTTACTGCTTGTTCAGGCAACGGGATATATCGACACATGGTACAGACCCGACATCAAGTCGGACTGCCGGGTGTATATCATCCCAACCGGGCAGGTGTACGAAATCCTTGGAGAACCTGAGAACATATCCCTGCGCAACCAGTACATCAAGATGCGAGTCCAGATGCTGAAGGGCGGTGCATGACTATGGCATACAACCGACCGGGGGGCAATAACCCAAACGGGAACAAGCGGAACAAAGGCGGTGCGCAGAGAAGGAAGAACTATATCAACGTAGATTTTTCCTGCTTTGCTGAATACGCCGAGAAGCTTGACTTACTGGGACAGGACTTGAAGAAAATCTTTGAAGAAGTCATGGAAGATGCCGGGGCTGATATCGCAGACGATACGGAAGCGGCAATCGCATCCGGGAACCTTCCTGCCGGGGGTAAATACTCCAAAGGGGCAACGCAAAAAGCCCTGATTAAAAGCCCAAAGGTCAGATGGTCGGGGATGCGTGGAGAACTTCCACTGGGGTTCGACAAAGATGTTCCGGGTTCAGGCGGTTGGCTGATTACTGGTACGCCTAAGATGCGACCTGACTATAAATTGCAGGACATCTATGGACGGAAAACGTATGAAGCAAAGGTGCGCAGACAGATAAGGAAGGCACTGCAACAGGCAATCGACAAGCACATGGGAGGGTGAACATGGTCGATAGATTGATAGAGATTTTGGAATCCCTTGGACATACCGTGTACCGTCAGGGAAGCCTTGCAGGACAGTCATACCCGGACAGTTTCTTTACGTTCTGGGAAAACGACAGCCCCGACCATGCGCATTATGACAACCAGTCATACGGCACAGCATACGACTTTTCCGTGTACTTCTACAGCAATGACCCGGACTTGTGTTATTCGGTCATTGACCAGACAAGAACCACGCTGAAAGCCAACGGCTGGGTCGTACCTTCCAAGGGTTTCGATGTTGCATCAGATGAAGCAACCCACATTGGCAGGGGGCTTCAGGTTTATTATTTACAAACAGAAAGGGAATAAAGATATGCCGAAGAAATACTTTGAATATCGTGGCGTTTCCCATGCGGTATACGCCGAAGTTACGAAAGACGATTCCACTGAGTACGCTACAGGAACGGTGAAAGACTTCACTGGCGTTGCCGAGATCGGACGCACCACGGAGTCATCCACAGAAGCACATTATTATGATAACATCCCGGCGATCATTATTTCGTCTACGGGATCTGATGAAGTATCCATCAACGCATCCGGCATCCCGTTCGATGTGCTGGCAGAGATCACTGGTCAGCATTACGATCAGTCAAAAGGATTGTTCGTGGAGCAGGAGCGTGTGCAGAAATACTTTGCATTCGGTTATGCCACCCAGAAGACAGACGGAACGACCGTTTATGTTTGGCGGCTGAAGGGTTCCTTCTCAATCCCGGATACCACATCCGCAACGCAGGATGACGGCACGGATGCAAACGGTCAGGAGATCACCTTCACAGGCATTTCCACAACTCATTCTTTCACCGCTACTGGCAAGCCTGCGAAGGCGATCAATGTTGATACTTCCGTCAATGCGACAGTCACCGAGAACGCATTCTTTGCAGAAGTGCTCACCCCGGATACTGTCCAGTAATTAGGCAATCCCCCACTGTAACAGGTGGGGGATTTTTTAGAAGGAGGAAATAAATGGAGTTCAAAATCAACGTCTATGACAAGCAGGGGAACGTTGTGAAGACCTGTTCTGCCGAGTCAATGAACCTGACTTTCGGCAATGTTCGCACACTGATGGAAGTGCTGAAGGTTGACAGCATCCGGGACACTTCCGACATCATGAAGACCATTTTTTCTGCGTGGGAAACCTTGGTTGATATCCTTGACGATTGTTTCAAGGACATGGAGCCGGGGGATTGGGAATATGTACGCATGAAAGAACTTGCCCCTGTCATCATGTCGATGCTGAGATATTCGTTCGCTGAAATGATGACAATTCCGCAGGAAAAAAACTGACTGCCGGGGAAGATGATTCCCCGGTGTTTGAAGTATTATTTTCGATCATTTACCAACTTTCAAAGGCTTATCCTTCGCTTAATCCGATTTCACTGGATGAAATGTCCTATCACAAAGTCATCCGCTTGTATGCGGACACCAGACGCATCCAGATGACGGAGAAAAAGCTTTCTGACCCGAACAGGGTCATAAGAAGGAAAGCTGGAGACGATTGGTTTTAGGAGATACAGATGGCAGACACAAATTCAACAACCAAATTCACTGCGGATATATCGCAGTTAAGAGCCGAGATGCAGGCGGCATCCAGACTGGTGCGTGTGGCAAATAGTGAGTTCAAAGCCGCCACTGCCGGGATGGATGATTGGGGTGCGTCTGCCGATGGGCTTGAAGCCAAACTAAAACAGCTTAACACGATCCTGAACGCACAGAAAAAGCAGCTGTCCCTTGCCGAGAAGGAACTTGAACAGGTTTCGTCTGAGTACGGTGAAAATTCTGCGGAAGCAGACCGTTGCCGGATAAAAGTCAACAGCTACAAGGCGGCGGTTGCCAACACGGAAAAACAGCTTGATAAGTACGAGAATCAGCTGGATGAAGTCACGGATGAACTGAAGGAAGTAGATACCGCCACGGAGAAAGCCGGGGACGGGTTCACTGTCATGAAGGGCATTCTTGCTGACCTTGCGTCCAGTGCGATCAAAGCCGGGATTGAAGCCCTGAAGGACTTTGCCAAGTACACCATCAAGGTCGGTTCAGAGTTCGAAGCGGCAATGGACAAGGTGCAGGCGGTTTCAGGGGCATCCACAACGGAAATGGAAGCCCTGACCGCCAAAGCGCAGGAGATGGGCGCAACAACGAAGTTTTCCGCTACCGAGTCCGCAGAAGCCATGAATTACATGGCAATGGCAGGTTGGAAGACCAACGATATGCTGAACGGCATTGAGGGCGTGATGAACCTTGCGGCGGCTTCCGGGGCTGACCTTGCAACCACTTCCGACATCGTGACGGATGCCCTGACCGCAATGGGATACGGAGCGCAGGATGCAGGAAAGTTCGCAGATGTCATGGCGGCGGCATCATCCAACGCAAATACGAACGTTGAGATGATGGGCGAAACCTTCCAGTATGCCGCACCTATTGCCGGGGCGTTGGGGTATTCGATCGAAGATACCGCC